CTTTACACCATCAATAAGATCTTGAGCTATTTTTTCATCCATAGCATTATCATCCTTAAGTCTTCCTTTTATGATTTTAACACCTTTTTCAATATCAATTGTTTTAAAAGATCCTTCGATAAATTTTTCAAGTGGAGATTGCACAATCCTTATGCTGTCTTCAAATTCATCAACGGGATCACTTTTAAAACCTTTTTCTTCAGCCCATTCCTTGGCTAAAGTTAAAGTAAAACGTTCTTTATCAAAGATTAACTCTTGTGGTTTTAGATCGTCCACTTTTGTTTTATAATTGTCAACAATTTTATTATCTTTTGTCAAGCAATCATTATCGTCTTTAATCTCTTTGCTATTTTCGTTTGACAAAAATATATTTTTTTCTTGAAAAGTTGAATCTGGATTGCAAGGAACAGCAACGATTGAAAGCTCTAACAGTTCCCACTGATCAATGATAGCAGGTTTAATTAAATTCCCTGCATCATCAAATTCAGGAGCTATTATTTTCTTTGGAATAAACCCAACTGAAACGGTTTGAAGAATACCTTGGTAGATTAAACTCCTCACTTCTTTTTGCATCGTTGTCATTGGCCCTGCTGATGGATCTCCAACAAAAGCTTCAAAGTGAACGCCGTCTTCTTCGACTCTTACTTCAGTGACTTTACCAACAGCAGATTGTGTATAGTACATATGATCACTAAGCAATATTGGGTTTTTAATAAAATTCCTAAGATCAGCTCCAGCTGGGTTTAACTTTTCATCCATCCGATCAATTATTGCAGCGTTGGCCATCCCAGAAATGACTAAACGAGTTTCTTCATTATACCCATCTGCTTTAATTTTTTGATTAGTTGATTGAACTTTAGTAACAGTCTTAAGCATACCATTAAGTCGTCTATAGCCTGTAGGCTTATCAACTAATAGATCACTTTTTTTAAATCGATTTTCTTTTTCTTCTAGAATTTTTTTATAAAGCTCGATATCACGAGCCTTACCTACAAACTTGATCGACATCCTTGTCTCTCCTAGTTATTAAATAAGATCTGCTCTTGATTGCGCTCCATCCATGATAACACTTGCCATAGAGCATCTGCAATTAATAGTATCTCCAGCTGGTGCTTGTGGATCTCTCGGATAACGAAGCTTTCCACCTGTTGTAGGATTAACCCATTCAAAATCAGATGTCACAACACCGTCTTTGCCTTCATCTTCAAATCTATCATGCTCTTTTCTTGCATCAGGATTGCTTGCAACATCTCCAACATGTATCCATGTCTTACCAACATTAGTATAGATATTTTGTAATGCTTCGTTGTTCCATGCTATACCTTGGCTAACAGCTGTTAAAGTTTCTGTCCTTGCAATTGTAAAAAACTGATCTCGATAAGCTTCAATGTAATCAACTTCAATTGTCTTTGCGATCTCTTCAGTTGTTTTTCCTTGTTCTAATCCTTCTTCAATTAAAGACATGATGCCTTCTGTCCTTGTATTATCTATCGAAGACTCACTATCTTTAAATTGAGATATATGCCTTTCAACTAAAATCTTTCTTTGATCATCTCTTGTTCGTTCTCTAATAACATCTAGAGCATTTTCATCAACGTCAGAAAAAACAAAATCTTTTGTAACCAATCGAGTTAACCTTTTTGTATTTCTTTGACCCATAGTAAAACCTAGCTCCATGGATTCACTAAGGATTGGGATAATATTTTCAACGTAGGCTTTTAATCTCTTTTCTTGACCAATCAACAAATAGCTAGCAACATCTTTCTTTTCTCTTAAAGCTATTCTTGTTTGAGCAAATAAAACTTTTAAATATTGATCAAAAGAATTTATAAACTTTTTTGTATAAGTATTTTCTATATTCTTTTGATCATTTGTTACTTGTGCTTTAAGTCTTTTACGAGCAAGTGATTTTGGGTCAGTATCCTTTTTAATAGATCCATGGTCATGATAATCATCTCCAGCAGATAATACCTTCCACTCTTTTATTTCATGGGTATGGTTTGGCCCATCTCCTTGTACTTTGCCCGTTGTCGTTCCATTGCCTTCATTATCCCATTCAGCATAATGAACATGTCTATATTGACCTGTACTGTCTTCAGTTGTTCCATAATTTAAAGCTTTAGATTCTTCAGGAGTAGGGCCAAGTAAATCAGTATTCATATCTTGTGAAAATACATGAAATCCTCTTTCAACTTCACTCACAAACATTGATCCCCTTGGATCTGTCTCTTTAAGTTGAGGGTAATTTAAAAGTTCTCTTAATTCGTTTATTGTTAAAACTGTTTTTGTTTGATTAACTACTTCAGCTTTATTGAGCAAAGATCCTTCTAGTGCTTCAATACCTGATAAATCAGGAGCTATATAAACTTTATTTTTATAAAAGGTCTTAACAACAAAACTATTATTCCATCCAGATGCAATAAAATATGATAACGGAATAATTGTATTTTGCCAGAAAGCACTCTCTTGAGTTTCAGATGTTGCTCTATTAACATCTTGCACAATACCAACTTGAGATGGTGGGATTCCTAGGACGGCTAAAAGAGTTAATCTATTTTCTCTTAGTCCTTCGAGATGTTGCATCTCTGTCATCGAAAGACTACTATTAACCCATTTTGCACCTGCTGGAAGAAATAACTGTCTCCACCAATTCCGTCTACCCGTAAAAGCTTGTTCAAAAGTTCTAACAAGTCTTTCCATTCTCGTTCTAGAGATGTCTTTTTCTGTCTCAATAACTCCAGTATTTGACCCACCACGCAAATAAAAAGCACTTTCAAACTCGTTCTTATAGCGATCTAATAAGATAGGTCTTGCTGCTGCGGCATACATCGGCAACCCATAAAATGGGTTATAAGGGTTAGGCAACTTAACATGAATAATTTGTTCCATCGGTATAGTTGTCTTATTAAATATCATCACATTATTTTCGCTGACTTTAATTTCTTTTATTGGCCCAACTGCAATGATATCTTTTTTATCTTGTTCTGTTCGGATCTCTCTTAAAATAGGAGTTGCATATTCTACAGGCAAACCAAAAGCTTGTTTATAGCTTTCATCTGTAGCAAAGAAAAAATTTCCTCCAAGCGATAAATCTAAAAAAGCAGACCAATCTCTTGCCTTTGCACTATTAATATAATTGCCTTTGTTAACCAAATTATTTAAAGGATGATTAGGCAATTCTTTATCACTTGCCATATCATAGACTTTAAAATCAAGGCTTGAAAGAGTTCTAGCTATTAAAGAAGCTGTAGCATAAACCCAAGGTTCTCTAGCATAAAGAGATTTTAAACGACCTACAGTTGATTGAATATTAAACTCAGAAGTAAAATAATTCCCTTCTTCATCGAATTGGTTGCATTGAAAATCTTGGTAATTAAAAACTTGTTTTCTAATTGTGCTATCAATTAATTCAGATTGAGACTTAACACCAATATCATTAAGCCTTACAAAACTTTCTAAAGGCTCTTTTTTTTGGTTTGTTTCGGGCTCTATCTGGGTTTTTTTCGTCCGTGAAAAAATTCCCATTTTAAACCTTTCTATTTTTTATTCATTCTCGTAGTCAAAGAAAAAATCATCATCATAGTCATTTGATTCAAAGAAATCATCGTCAGAACCTACAACTTTATAGGCTTTTATTATGTCTGTTGGATCTTCACCAGACAAGGTTTTTTCTAAAAGCTCTTCTCCAGCTTCGACAGAACTTGAACTATAAGCTTGACTTATTGCAAGAATTGCAGCTGAAACAATATCATCATGCTCACCATCAGGAGCAGCATATTTATGTAATCCGCTTGGCGTAACGGTCAATTCATAACTACTAAATTCATTTTCAATAACACTAATTTTAGGAGCTTTATGCCACTCTGTTTGAATAGCCATGATAGTTTTAGTGACCATTTCGCTTTTCGATTTATTAGAAAAAATAACAGGGACAATAGCGGCATCAATATCAGATTCTTCAAGCAAATCCTCAAAAGCCGAACCAACTCCAGTAGCATCAAAACGGATCTCTTGATCTCCTTTAAAATAATTTGTTATATAAGTTTTTAACCTGATGACTTGGTGCGGATAAGGGATATGTTGAAACCTACAAAACCCGACTAACTGACCTTGCAAATTAACAGAATAGAAAACAGTATAATCATGCTTTTTAGCAATATCGACACCATGAATGATTGTCCCAGATCTTTTAGCTTCATCGGGATGAATCCAAAACTTTTTATGATTTGGTTTTATATTAATCGATTGATCCCAAATCGAACTAAGATCACCAAAAGTAGACCCATGACTTATAAATTTTGCCTCATAATATTGCTCATACAAATGAGCAGGTAATAATTTTTTTGCTCTATCAATTGCTTCCTTTTCGACAAAAGGGCTTGACCTTGTTGGTAATCTGCAACCAACAAAAAAAGGATCGTCTGTTAAGGATCTTTTAAAAATATCGCTATACCAATTGAATCCTCTTGGAGTCCCTGTAACTATCCCTTTACCTCTTGTCTGTGTAATAGTTGTAAGTAAAGATGTCCATACATCTGGCTTTATCTTTCCAGCTTCATCGATTACAAATCTATCCACGGCTTCACCCTCGATTGTTATCTCTGCATCAGACCCATGAAGGAACTTAATAAATGACCCATTCGCAAACTGGATTTCTAAGCGTCCATCAATCAAGTTAATCCAAGCGTGATCAGGAAGCATCGACTTCATGTACCTGTAACCAATTTTACATTTTAAATATGTAGGAGCAATCCATGCACAATATAAATTTGGATATGATAAAGCTTCTGTAAGCATCCATAGAACAGATCCATAAGTCTTACCGGTCTTAGTTCCGCAAGGACTAACAAGACATTGGGCTTTAGGATAGTATTGGCTCCAGTTTAAAAATATATCTTGGCCTCCAGAATGAGGAGCTGGTAGACGAAGAGTTAATTTTTCTGCTGCATATCCCATAAAAAAACCATATTATATTTAAACTATAATATGGTTATAAAACTTTTATTGTTTTTTAATCAAGGATTTTCTGGTAATGGTTGATAAACTTCTTTATCAGTCACTAATGGGTAATCTAAAAAATTCTTAAGCCATTCCTCATGACGAGCTTTTTCATCGGTCAATCTTTTACGACACTCTTCAAGCTTATTGATATATTGTATAGACACCCCACCCATACATTTTTGAATAATCGTGCTATCAATATTTTGGATTTGACAAAGACAATAGTTATAGTGTGCAAGTTTATTATGCACGATTGAATCACTTACTTTCATGCAGATCCTCTACGATGTTAGTTAATGAGCTTTTCAGCATGTCAATACTCTGAGGAGTAACAACATCTTTTAATTTATCAATGACATCAGCTCTTGACAAAAGAGCAGATAATTGCCCAACTTTTAAAACGCAATCAAAAAGGATTGTCTCTTGTTTTTTTGGGTTTACTTTTCTTGGCTTTCTTTCTTTTTTAACTTTTGTAACTTCAGGAGCTTCACTCATAATTTATTCCTTGTAAAAATTTTTCGTATTGAACCCGTGGGAATATAGCATTTAAATCATTTTGACAAAAACAAATTTTTGATTCATTTTCATAAAAACCTAAGATACCTTTTCCTTTTCTAGCTAGATAGATACTTGCTGCTATAATACCATTAATTCTTGGATGCAACTCGTATTCATTTTTCTTGAAAGAATTCGATAAAAGGTTCTCCGATAATAATTTTTCCCTTGATTTTTTTCTTATCCTCTGACCACATCCAACAATCACATTCGACATCCCAGTTATAATAATCATTAAGATCTGCACGACGGCTAGTAACGTCAGGTTTACGGTTTGTATAATGATTAGCGGAATTAGTTTTACAAGCATCATCGATAGTTTCATTCTTTACCTCTTTAATACAAATTGTAATACATCCAGTTAAAAAAATATTTAGCAAAATAATAAATTTCATTTTTTTATTCCTAAAATAAAACCCCTTTCACAAAATACAACAATTGCTCAAGGGGTATTATGATAGATAGTCTTAATCTCTATAGGAGCTATTTTGATAATACTTAATTAAAGCATTGCAGTCATGCTCTTTCTGAGAGTCATTACAAACCCAATAGCATTTACTATTGTAGCAATTAAATTCACAATTATTATCACACTCCTTTGATGTTATTTTTTTTGTCGACCATGACCGTGCATTATCAATGTTGATATTGATTGTTTGGGCTCCTTGTTGATTTTGATCTTGCTTTTGTTTCTGATCTTGCTTTTGTTTCTGATCTTGCTTTTGCTTTGCTTTTTGATTGATCTCCTCTTGAGTATCAATGCAATCATCTTTTTGAGTAGGTGTGCAAGGGTGTCTTATATGAATAATTTGCTCATTAAGCTCCTCTCTCTTTCCACAAGAAAAAACAAAAAACCCACTTAAAATAAAAACAATCCTTTTCATTTGCATAACTCCTATTTTTTTTGTTAAAACCAATTATGTCTTATTTTTACTAAATTTAAACCACTTTGTAAACAAGTTTATGACACACAATGAGCGAACGTTATAACACATTTTTAAAGCTTATTAGAGATGTCAATAAATTAAGAATGGAGCAAAACGAAATGACTATCAATCAATTTAAAGATCTCACAAAAGCACAACTTGAGATGCAAAACTTATATAACAATCTGTCGAATGGTCAAAATGGCACACAACAGCAATCATCTAATCAACAACCAGAACCAGAACCTTTAAACGAGGAGTTAAACGATGATGAGTTTGAATGTCCTGAGATAGATCAAACTGACCCAATTGCACAACGTTTAAAAAACAATTCAGCGATCCTTTGTGATCGTATTAGAAACAATATCCTTGCTCATAAACAAGTCTTCAAACAGATGCATGAGATTCATAAGATGCAACTTGATTTTTATCGAGAAATGAAAGACCTATTCCCACCATACAAAATCAGTAAAGACTAAAAAAATACTGGGTAAGCAAAACGAGAATACTTACCCAGCGATAAAGACACAACACATAGGAAAACAAATATATTATCTATCAAACACCGCCACTGGCGTTAGGATAGCCACTGGTGGGATGAGTTGACTGAGCACCCTTCATCATCTGCTGAACTAGTGCAACAAGGGCTCCAAGTTGTCCTAGATTATTTGCATTAACTGCACCTTGTGACAATGGATCAATACGGCTATCAAGAGTTGCTGTTGATCGAGCTTCAGAAGGATCAACTTCTACGAGATCTTTTGCACCACGGATCATAAGAGCATCAAGAGCACCATTCATTCTGTTTGAACCACGGATAAGGTCATTATTCATTTGACGAGTGAAAATCCTTGCGTCTTCAAGGACACTAACGTGATGAGTTGCTGGGTACTCTCCTTTAACCTTAAAATTGGTATTGGCTACCGAATCTCTGACTTCTTCAAATAAAGGCATGAAAACCTCCCTAAAGTAAATTGATCAATTATATATAGTGTATCATAATTAAATCTTTTTTGAAAAGATTCAAGTTAATTTTTAACAAGCTCTGGTCTGGCCTTAATAAACTTTCCATCGTGGTTTACTTGGACTTCAAAAATTGTCTCTTTTATCTCTATCTTTTCTTCTGAATATTTTACATCTGCTTCAACTCCTACATTTTCTGTAGAAAGCCCAAGAGCGAGTCTTTGTATTTTTTGGATATCTATTAAAGCTGATGCCATTTGTTTTATATGTTGAGGTTTTAGCTTTGATATTGTTGTAGCTTTTTTTGTTTCTGGATCTACGACTTGCTTAACTGAATTATTTAATATTAATCTTATATGCTGTCTTAAAACATTAGCAGTCTCATAATCAAGCTTACACTGATCCTTTCGCCAAGCCTGAACAATCTCCCATAGCTCTGTGGCTTCATCCTTCCGCGGCTTACCACTTGTCTTATAATAACGATCATACTCAGCAAGCTTTGTTCTTGCTGCTTTTGTGTGCTGGTTCCATTGATCTGTTTTTTGCTTAACCAGAGGATCGTTCGGATCAAGTCCCTTGCTTCTTAAGAAATTGCATTTGCGACCATTATAATGCATATACTCAAGGTAAAGAGCATCCCAATCCATCTCAACTGGCGAAGGTTTTGGAAGTGGTGGCCTACCTCGGCCACGTTTTTTATCTGGGATATGTTCAACCATCTTTATTATTTTATTCTGATTTACTTCTCAGTTTAGAAAGAACTAAACGTGCATTCTCTCTGTCTTCATCTGTTACATCCAAGTGCGAAAAGACAAAAGCATGAATTCTTTGAAAGTTAGTAAGATTAAGCATTTCAGTCAAAACTTCAGAAAGTTTTTCATTTTCCAAACCATCTGTTTTAAAAGAATCAATAAGATTTTTTATATTTTTATGTTTCTTCATTGATGCATTCTCAACATCTCCCGCAAATCCTCTCAACCATGCATCTTTTTTTTCATCAACCATACATGCTCCTAATTATTAAATTATCTTTCAATAGTACCATATTTTAATTTCGTTTAACAAAAATATCACTGGATATTTTTTTTTGAAATAATTATTTTTTACAAATAAAATCTTTTAAGCATTCTGGAGTTCTTATGAGTATTAAAATTCTTCGTCCTATTGATGTCTGTGAAAAACTTGGTATTAGTAAGGGAACCATTTATCGGCTTGAAAAAAATAACGATTTCCCAAAGCGCAAACAACTAGGCTTAAGAGCTGTTGGCTGGTTAGAATCTGACATTGATGAATGGATTCAAAAGAGAGCAAAAGAAAGAGATAAGTCATAATTTTTCTGTCTGACTTGTCTGACAAATTTGTCTGACAATATTTTTATTAACAAAAGGAGTACCTATGCCAGTCAAAAAAATAACAAACGAAACTCTTAATACTGAATTACTTAATCATTACCCTACAAACCCAAGGAAACATACAGACGA